TTAGAGTTTCTGAGAAAAAGCCTTTTAGATCGCCTAACATCTTCGCAAAATCAGGTTCATCAACCTTATCTTCTGATACTTCGGCTGCTTTTTCCAGAGTCTCGGCAGGAACGTCTTCTGCTACTGCATCTGCAGGAGCTTCAGCTGGAGTTGCATCTTCTGCAACAACTGCTGTATCTTCAACGGCTGCTTCTGTTGTTTCTGCTTCGGCTGGTGCCTCTACTGCAACATCTTCGACAACTACGTTTTCTGTATTATCTGACATTTCATTACCTCCTTCTGCGTTTGCCTGTTTTGCAATTGTTTGTGTTTCAGGCAACGTAAATCTTGAATGCTTGTATGCATCAAGAATCTTATCTATCTCTTTTGCTTTGTTAACATCTGAGCTTTCAACCCATCCGATTAACTCTGCTGGCTTTCCAGATACTGGAGAGTCATATGTTTTATCTGTTGAGATAAAAACAGAATCACTGTCTGCACAGTAAAATATATTTTCAGTTACTACTCCTACTGCAATTCCCTTTGCAATGTATTGTCCATTGACCTTCTGGATAGAAAGAATGTTACAAAGTTCATTTGCTGGTGAATCAACAATAGAAAGCTCAATTAGTTCATAGTTCTTAATAAATCTTACGGTCTTGCCACTCGCCTTGTTAACTTCATTGTCTGACTCAAGAATCTTTCCGCCGATTGAGAATCCAGATAGAGTTCCGTCTAAAACTTTCTCCCAGGTGTCTTGTGCGCCCTTTGAGATGTATGCATCGACATACACTCCGTTGAAGAACTCTTTTGACTTTGGGTCGTAGAAAGTTTCTGGTTTAAAAGAAACCATCTTTCCTACCGCATTTGATCCGTGCATCTCACGAATATTCCCACGGAAATTTTCGAATGCCTTGAGACTTGATTCTGCTGTTACAACATCACCAGTCTGATCAACATTGTCTAGGGTTGCGAATCCAGATACGGTTCTCTTTTCACGGTTAACTTTAGTAAAAGGAACCGACAAATTAATAACGTTGCCGTTACTGGTCCATAAAGACTTTTCAATGTTCATATGCTTAATTTTATAGTGTTATAGACTATAAAGCAAATAACAGTTGAGTGGACTTAGTCAACCTGTCTTCCGTCGCCTTTAGCATTTCTGCCTTCCCCATCAACATCGGGGGCGGCTGCCTGACGGTCTTGAGATCTTTGTCTTGTATTTCCTGCTTGAGCTCTTTGCTCTGCGGCGGCTTGTCCTTTTAAATCGACCATGTCGTCTCCGCCATCAAGTGGAATCATACCCTTTCTAATTCTAACTTCATTAGGGGTAATTACCTGCATACGCAAATATCTTTCATCAATTTTAGACTGGGTATCCTCATCGGTCAAAGTCAATTCATTAAACTTCAAAGTTAGGGCATCGGTCTTTTCTTCAAATATTGCATTTATTTTCTTTTCAAGTGTCATCTGGGCTGGACGGCAAACTTGCTCTTTAAATGTCTTGTCTGCATCACGGGCAACCGCTAAATTTACACCCTCTGGAGTTCCAATTTTATTAATTGGCACACGGTGGGCTAATAGGATTTCGTCTCTATTTGATTTACGATACTTCTCAAATGAACCCTCTTGGCTTCCCGCCTCAATTGGCTCCATTTTAAATTCAACCTTTGAGTCTGGGCTATCTGCTGGAAGCGGAACATATAAAGATCTGTGGTTCTTTCCCTTTAATCCAACTTGGAAAAACTCAAGCAATTTACGCTCTGACTCTGGAGAAAGCTTTGCTCCCTTTACTGTAATAATATATCTTGGGACCGCTTTGTTTTCAAAGTAGTCTAGGTTATATCGACCAGATAATTCATTACCTGCGAGTGCTACCTGTGCAGCAATAATATCTGGGATACCATAATAATTATTCATCGGAGTATACTTCTTAAAATGAATAATCTCATTTGGGCGATCTTCTTGCCCAGCAATTGGATTCTCTGTTTCAGTATCTCCAAAGTTATTAAAGAATACAGCCTTGCCGTATAGCAATTGAATAAAGCCGTCTCTTAGTCTACGAACACGCATTGTCTTTGCTGGAATATGTCCAATATATCCAATGTTTCCGCCTGTTGTTCTGCCTACTTCAAGGTAGCCATTTCCTGTTGCTTCTAAATCTGTGTAAACCTTAATCAAAGTCTGTGTAAATGTATCTTCAGAGTTTGTTGTATCTAGCCAGGCGTGTAAGTCTTGACGAAGCTTATTCAGCTTTCTACGGGCTCTCTCTAACTGCTTGTCATCTGTGATTGCATCAAAGGCATCATTAGTTTTCTTTGTATCAACAAAGTCATATCCGAGCCCAACAATGTTTGCAACCTTTGCGTTAATTGCCGCATAGTTATATGTTGAAATCTCATACACCTTTGAAAGATACTCTTGGTTATATGGAGGCTCAATAAGGTCAAACATAGCATATCCACTAATTGCTTGTGCAAGTAGGTTTTGCTGTGTTCCCGTTTCTTCAATGCCAGTAAATGACTTTGAGAACTCTCTATTAATTCTACGCTTAAATGCAGATCCTAGACCTCTGACTTTTTTTAGCTCTTCAAGGTTTACTGCAAATGGGTCATTGCTCTTTTCATCTTTCTTGAAAGAGAACCAGTCTGCTGTATTTGATATATCAATAATGTTTTCTGAGTTGTTTTCGTTAAGAAATTCTACTGTCATCTTAAACCACCTAGTTTCTTCATTTCGTCCTTATAGTTACCAATATCATATGGATCAGGGATTAGTCCCCAGTTGAGTCTTTGCTGTTGGTGCTCAAATTCTTCGTCATCAATTTTGCGTCTTGCTGAAAGAAATTTAGGCCCGCCTTCATATATACCGAATGAGCGAACTTCTCTAGCCAAAGCATCGATGTTGGATCTATTGCCTTTTTTGGACGTGACCGAAAGAAAGTTGCCATCGTCATCTCCAATCCATCTGCCGTCTGGCATCTCCCAGACATATATACCTAGAATTGACTCTTCGTCATTAACTTTATATTTAGCTTTACTCATATCCATAGAACTAAATCATACCATTATTTCGTGTCAAAGTCCAGAGTTTGCACACTGGTTGGACACAATTAAAGGCTAACTGACTCTGGCTCTACCACTGTTAGAAAGAACGGGGTGGAATCGTCACCAGAGGATGACTCTATTAGTGAAAATGAAGTGTCGTTAATCTGATTTACCGTATTTCCCGTATAAAGCAGGTAATGGTTTAGAATTCTATTTACAGATAGGGTGGTCTCATATACGGCTACGTTATTATACATATGCCCAATCCCAGACTTGGTGTCGTTCTGATTCTGATTAAATTTGATGCTTGTATCAGATGATGTTAGATTAATTACAATATGATGTGGTGTGTCTACTACTAGGAAGTTCCAGACATTTGTTTCCGCCGTCCTGTCTATGCCATTTACATAAATTGAGGATATCCCTGTCTTTGTTATTAGCCCCGCATTATTCCACTCGTACTTTTTAGTAGCACCTGAGAATAGGACATTCTCATTATACTGAGGTGTGTATATAAGTTCTATGCAAGAAACGGCGGGAATAGAATTTAATGAGAATCCATGTCCATTATACATAGTCAGCCCATTGTACTTATTGTAAGAAAGGGTCTTGCTATTAAATTTTGGCAAAGCATAGTCATAGTCGGAAGATACATAGTATCCTGAATTATCGCTATAGAAGTTCTTGCCCGTATAGAAAGCTATTTCTAGGGATCTGAGAATTGGAAGATACTTACTGGTATCTGCAGAGGATAAGGTTATCCTTAAATAAACAATCTCTGAGAACTGATCATCATTTTTATTTATATATGGAAGAGGGCTTCCATTCTTGCAAGTCCGCCAAGCAATATTATCAATGCTTGCCTCTACTAGAATTCCAGTTACATCGTTGCTCCAGTGGATTTGAGATGTATCGATATTCAAATAATTAGGCACAATGAAATAGTCTGTAAATGTAAATGATGCAGTTGCTGCAGTCTCTGTCTCTGGTATATAGATATAGGAATTGTCATCAGATATTGTAATGCCGCCCGTTGCTACTTCAGACCAAGGCTTGGATCCTGGATATGAATAAATAAACTTAGGTCTAAGTGACTCTGTGTTCATGCTGAAAAGATAGCCATTGTCTGCTGATACAATTTGAGATATGTTTACTTCTTGAGTTCCCTCATTATAATGAGCCAATACCTGGGTACCAGATAAAGCGTATCTATAGAATCCTACACAGTCTACTACAAATCTACCAGTAGACGGTCCTGATTGAAAGGTTGCTGTCTCATTGGAAAACTTGTATGAGTCTATTTGCAATGCATCAGCAATAAATCCGTTTATGTATAGGGATAATATATTGCTCTGGAATATACCTACAACATATACTACTTCAGAATTTGATACTGTGGCTTGAACCTGGTTGGCTCCAACTCTAAATATAATATTGCCGTTCTGATAAAATATGCCCGTATTTGTTGCGGTGTCTCCAACTATTGTTGTGCTTACGTTATATCCTGGAAGTGCACACCAAGCCTCTATGGAGAAAGAGTTATCCTTGTAATACTTTGTAGCAATTCCTTTTGGGTTGTATGCAATAATGGTTGAACTTAAAACCTCAGTTCCTCTTACCGATCCCGTAACTAAAGGCATAATCTGTTTTGAGGAAGCGGAAGAAGCAGTACCGTTATTTAGACTACCTGAGTAATCGTAAATCTGAATTCCGCTTATTTCTCCATAGTTAAGGCCACTATCTTTTAAAGCTTGATATGTTGCATATTGAGACATCAGTTCGGTATACGTGTTAGTTGTACCCGATTGAACCTCATCTAGTAAATAAAATGAGTTTGGAAAGTCGTTTAAGACTCTACTTTTATATGACATTCCATCCTCCTCTTTTAATTAAAGTGCTGCTATTTGTGTTTGCTTTTCAGCAATAAGTGATTCAAGCTTTGATACTGAATCTGCATTTGGCTCTGCTTTTGCATTTTCTGCAATAAGCTGAACTTCCAAAGAGTACATCTGGTACTCAAGGTTTCTTACTTCTGCATCAACAATTGCTGCTTTTTCATCATTTGTTAACTTTGTATATGTTGCCATTTTATTCTCCTTTTTATAATTCAGCCAGTAGCTGGCTGTATGTGTTTTTTTCAGACTTTGCGTTTTCTAAAATAGTGCTATTAGAAACTTTGTGATCTTCGGGTTCATCCTTAAATGGCTCAAGCCTAAATATTAAATCATTTAATATTTCAATTTTACCATTTAAAATTTCTTTTTTCTCTTCTATTGATATCATATTACTCCCAAGAGGTGTATGCAGACCAAGCTGACGTGCTTGATCCTGTGGCTCTTGCTCTCCATCTAGCATAGCTATAAGTTGAGCTATTTCTTGTTACCGTTTTATTTCCGCCTCCATTAACTGAGCCTGATGATGATGCTGATACTGTGCTTCCATTAGAGCTAAGCTGTAGTTCCCAATCGTAGCCCGTAGGCGTTCCGCCAGTGCCTTGACTAATTGATAGCGTCCAAGTGTAATAGGAGCTAATATACCCATCATAGTTATTTGAAACACCTGGAACCCCTGGAGCTGTAACTGGATTTGTAGACGGACCCTTTTCAATAGATGAGGCCTCGCTACTTGTTCCTGCAGAGTTAGACGCTGTTGCAAAAGCTTTAAAATAATATCCCGCATCTGCTGCAACTACATCATAACTTACTGAAGAAGAATAGCTCTGCGCCCGTGTTGTTTCATAGGAAGCAACATTCTGTGTTCCTCTTGTAATCTTAATAAAATACGATGTAGGTGATCCTGCCCACCCGCTTGTAGAAGCAGATAGAGTGTTTCCTGTTGATGCTGTACCCGAAAAGGATACGGTTCCTCCTGAAGGAATAACTACTGGCTGTGCTAGTGGTCCACCTTCTGTTCCTGGAGTAAATGTTCCACCATTTGATGTTCCTCCTGAATTTGTTGCAGTTGCAAAAACTCTATAGTAATATCTGCCACCTCCGTCGTAGTCGGATGCTGGAATAGTATAAGTTGCACTTGAGGATGTAGAAGATGCTACAAATGTTTCGTTTGTATTAACATTTGGTGTTCCTCTATATAGTCTCAAGTCATATGATGTTGGGCTATTACTCCAAGATCCAACTCCGTAAGTTAATGTTTGTCCTACTGTATATCCTCCAGTTGGAGAAAGTGTGGGTGCAGATGTATTTACAGGAACTGGATTTGCTAATGATACTGTAGCGCTTGTTCTATACCCAGAATACTTTATTGTTGCTGCTACAGGTGTTGATGTTTGAACTCCATAACCCTGACTATTTGTTGATCTTGGGTATACTGTAAAATTTCTTGCGTTATCATCTGGTGGGGTATATATGTAATTATTATTGGTGCCTGGTGACACATTTGTAAAATAATTACCATTTACATATATATCATATGAAATAGCACCTGCGGCAACTGGCCAAGTTAAGTAAAGTTGTCTACTTGTATTAACACCTCTAATTGAAACGCTTGCATCGCCTGCTGTTCCTGTTCCAGAGAACTGCTTTGCTCCAGAATTTACTGAAGGAGTTCCTGCGGTTCCTCCGCCAACTGCTTCATAATAAGTAGATATATTGTCAAGTGTAGTAAAGCTTCCAGAATATGATAGACCTGTGTTTCCAATTGAAACTGAGCTTGGCGTATTAGGTGTTGCTGTGTTATCAAATGCGCTTAAGGATGTAACTTGTGGAAGCATAGTTATTCCAGTTGATATTGTTATTGGCGTTGATCCTCTTTGGTTTATTGCTGTTATTCTACATCCTATTATTATTTCTGCATCGGCAGCTACTGTTGTATATGTATTATTTGTTGCACCAGATATATCTGATCCCGCCCTTGTCCACTGGTAAGAATAAGATGTTGGGTTGTATGCATCATTTGCATTCCATGAACCAACTGATGCGGTATAAACACAACCAATTCTTCCCGCTGTTCCGCTTGTTGCAGATATAGAAGGAGATGCAGTATTTACTGGAAACTCTGGATAACTTATTGCCCAGTTTGCACCATTAAAAATCCATGCTTGTTTTGCAGTAAGCCACTGCGCCCCATTATAAAGTTTTAATGATTTTTGATTGTACCAATTTGTGCCATCATATGCTTTTATAGTCATATGTTATCCTAGTAGAAAATATATAAATCGCCAGCTGCAGTGCCAGTTGGTGGCGTTCCAGTTGTGTTATAGAATATTTTATTTGAGTTTGCTGTATTAGTTCCATTTGAATATGCAGTAGTTGCAAGATTTATATTTGCACCTAATGATACTGGTGAGTTGTTAATTGAGATTGATGAATTGGCAAGCATTGTATTTGTAATCGATCCCGCCGAAGGAGTAAATGCTGGACCTTGTGGTCCAGTTGGACCAGCTGGTCCCTGTATTCCTTGAACACCCTGCGCTCCTTGTGAACCAGTAGCGCCAGTTAAACCTTGTATGCCCTGTGTGCCTTGTTCTCCAGTGTCGCCTTTAGGTCCTTGTATTCCTTGTGGACCTAAATTAGAAACTGTAATAGAACCAGCCATTGATGAGTGGTATTCGCAAGCATAATAAAGTTGAGGAGCATTAAATGGAACTTCAAATATAATTGTTCCATTATCCCGTGTTCCTGAAGATAGTGTTACTCCAGTAGAATAAACACTTCCTGCGCTATATGCACCTGAAACTGTTTGAATCCAAAATGGATGTCCGACAGCATTAACATTAATTATATATCTATGTCCCCGAATAAAAGATAAAGTTGGATTAGCAGAACCATTAATCGTATAAGATCCTGATCCTGAGTTTGTAACTGCTAATGTTATTCCGCCTGAAGGTCCTGTTGCGCCAGTTAGTCCTTGAATTCCTTGAATACCCTGAATACCTTGTGGGCCTTGCGGTCCTACAATTTGACCAGCAGATGTCCAATCTGAACCGCCCCATATATAAAGGTCTCCATCTGCGTCAACAATTCTTGCATCATTTGCACTATTGCCAGTTGCTGGTAGTAGGGCAACGGTTGCTACTGATGCTTTAACATTAATAGATGTTCCTTGAGGTCCTATGGGGCCTGCAGGGCCTTGTGGGCCTACTTCTCCTTGTGGTCCTTGAGCGCCAGTTGCAATTCTTTGTAGGTTCCAGGCGATTCCATCCCAAATCCATGTGCTTCCGCCAGCGGTAAATGATTGATTTACTGTTGGGCTATTTGGAAAGTCTATTGCCATTGTTATGCCCCTATCCCTGCTATTGCTCTTGCTTCATCTTCAGTTAATCCTAATGCCTCAAGCTTTGCAATAGCCGATACAACTAATTGATTTTTTTCATTTTTAATTTGATCTACCGTTTCAAATGCTGCTAAAAATTCTTGTTTAGTAAACCCAGGTGTTTCATCTTTCCATATAATATCTTCATATGTTGTTCCAGAGCTATAAAATTCTTTATCTGAAGATAAGTAATGTAATACTTCATAATAAGTTGCCATTATGGTGTTACCTCCATCAATAACATTGTGCTTTCTCCATTTATCCACTGCATGTATATAAATCCATTTTGATCAACACCATTTGAATTACTAATTGATCTTTGGGCTTGAGTTTTATAAGTGACTGGCGATGTTGTTGCAGGAGTATCAATAAATACTCCGCCTACATCTGCAGAGGATGTACCTGTATCTCCTGTCCAAAGAGTGTTACCTCCAAAACTTCCTATTGAAGTTGAACCTCTAAGTACTGGGAACAATAATCCAAAGTCTCCAGTCCCACTAAGTTTTCTTAACCCATTTTGATTTACAAAAATTACAATTTTATTTGATGCGGAAGTTGGAGTAATTGTAGCACTTAGCCCAGTATCAACAGCACTTGCGCCTATACTTGCTGTAACTATAATATTTGTTGAACCTCTAACTATTTGAACTACTTTCCCAAGTCCTTGCGCTCCTGTTGCACCCGTTAGTCCTTGTATGCCCTGAATTCCTTGAGGGCCCGTAGGTCCTGCTATACCCTGAATTCCTTGTGCGCCCGTTGGTCCTGCGGGACCTGTTAATCCTTGAATGCCTTGGGGTCCTTGTGGACCTGTAGGTCCTGTTACGCCCGTTCTAACAACGTTCCACCGAGAACCATTCCATGTCCATGAGTTTGTTCCTACAGTAAATACTTGATTTAATGTGGGGGAATTTGGAAAATCTATTGCTGCCATTGTTATTCCCCTATCTCTGTAACTACTCTAGCGTTGCATCTTGCTTCCGCTTCATTAATAGAATCAATTTCTTCTTGAGTTAAATCTCTTTCAACTAGTTGCTGTAACACAACATCGTATTCTGTTATTTTCATTTTATGATAGCCCCCATAGAGTCCAAGTTCCACCTGTCCAAGTTTCATTTACTACTTGAAAGTTTACTGAATTAATAGCTGAGGCTCCTGTATATGTACCAGCGCCTCTTACTGTAATCATTGTTTGAGTTGTTCCATACAAACTGCTTTGTCCTAATCCGCTAGAAATCAATTCCCAATGCTTTGTTCCAGTACTATTTGCATTTCTAATATGGAATTTTCCAGAGTTGTATCTGAAAGTTGTTATAGGCTCTGGCGGATTTAGATATACTGAAGCACCAGCACTTCCTCCAAATACCCAATCTCCTCCGCCTGTATAATTATTATTGTCTCCGTTAACCTTAACAATCAACGAGTTTCCGAGAACTCCGTTGTTTGAAGTACATGTAAGTCCAGTCCACTCAAGAATTAACTCTTTATATGCTCCCGCTAATCCTGTAAATGATGAAAAGAATCCTGAGCTTGATGTATAAGGAGTTCCAATTAAGCTCCAAGTTCCACCGCTTGCGCCTGCTGGACCTGCTGGACCTGCTGGTCCTTGTGGGCCTGCTTGAGAATTTCCAAATTCAATCCATGATGAGTCATAATAAATATATGTAAGTCCATCATCTGAGTTATACCAAGCTTGTCCTTCTACTGGATTTGCAGGAGGTGTTGTTGCTACTACTGAGAATGTTGCTTTTGATCCCGCCTCACCTTGTGGGCCTTGCGGGCCTTGTGGGCCCTGTGGACCAACGATCTGACCTGCAGAAGACCAAGATGAGCCATTCCAAATATAAAGGTCTCCATCTGCATCAACAATTCTTGCATCGTTTACAGTATTTCCTGTTGAAGGCAATGCTGCTACAGTTAAAGAAGATGCTTTAAGATTTATAGATACGCCTTGTGGTCCTTGAATTCCTTGTGGGCCTTGTGCACCTGTTGCGCCTGCGGGACCAGATAAAGATGATCCTGTTTCTACCCAATATGAATCATAGTATGTATAACTTCTGCCGTTATCTGAATTAAACCACGCCTGTCCATTTACTGGACTTGCTGGTGGTGTTGAAGATGTAATAGAAAATGTTGCTTTAGATCCTTCTGGTCCCGTCGGTCCAGTTAAACCTTGCGGTCCCTGTGGACCTTGCGGTCCAGTTGCGCCTGTGATTCCTTGTGGACCCGTTGATCCTTGTGGACCCTGTGGGCCCTGTGCGCCTGTTTCACCAGTTAGTCCTTGTATGCCCTGTGGACCTTGCGGTCCTGTTGCACCTGTTGGTCCTGTTGCACCTGTTGGTCCTTGAATTGTTCCAACATTAATCCAGTTGCTACTTACCAAATCCCAAACATATAGGTTACCTGAGATTAAATATCCATCTCCAGCACTCCCAGTTGGTTGTGCTGCTTGTAATGCTGCAAGTGATGCATAAGAACCAAGTATCTGTACTCCAGTTCCAGTGTCACCTTTGTCGCCTTTAATTCCTTGAATACCTTGTGGGCCTTGTGCACCTGTTGCGCCAGTTGCGCCAGTTAAACCTGTTAATCCTTGTGGACCTTGAGGTCCTGTTGCGCCAGTAGATCCTGTTGGTCCTGCAACAGTACTTGCTGCACCTGTTTCACCTTGTGGTCCTTGCGGACCTTGTGGTCCTGTTGCACCTGTAGGACCTTGTGGTCCTGTTGCACCTGTAGGGCCTTGTGCACCTGTTGCGCCAGTTGGGCCTGGATTGTTTGTTAAATAATTATCTATATCTGTAGCTAAATAGCCAAGATCTCTTGGGACATCGGGCGACATGTCTAATGTCGGATATCTAAATGTTTTAGGCGTTGTATTTCCTGGCATTTTTAAATTATACCATTCTCAGGGTTATAAGCCTTTTAAAAGCTTACTATTTGAGCCTTTCATTGTCTATCTGGTTTTACATCCCAAGTAGCGTAATGTTCTTTCCAGTTATCCGTCCCATAAAAGTCCATCTGAGATGAAATGAAATCATCGCCTTCTGGTAGTCTTTTTTGTGTGCGTGTTCCAGAAATCCCATACCATCTAACGAGGGGGGAACTACAAGTATCACAGGTATAACCTGGATCTTCTTCTTTAATACTTCTAAAATGAGTATACTGAACTTTACACTCTTGGCATTCATATTGATATGATGGCATGTTAACTCTTTTCTATGATGCCTTAATTATAGCAAATTGTGCTAGTAATTACTAGAAGGTAATTGTTCCTGTTCCCGCCGTAAACCGATAAACTCTATATCCTGAACGAGTTGTTGTGTCTAATGTATATGTAAGTCCTCCTGATATTGTAGGGACCTTATAATTTGCAACATTTTGATAAGCAAGGAATATAACACCAGAACCTCCATTAGATCCAAGACCACCCGTATTTGCTCCTCCAGCACCGCCACCGCCTCCTGTATTTGGAGAACCAGCTGTACCAGAATTTCCAGGAGATCCAGCATTTCCTCCGCCGCCTATTCCGCCACTGGAACCACTGTCTCGGCCACATCCGCCTCCGCCGCCTGCGTAATAAGTTTGAACTCCAGTAATTGAAGAAGGTGCTCCTGGCCCTCCGCCTCCGCCTGTATATGTACCTCCATTTAGACCTACGCCTCCTGCGCCTCCGCCGCCTCCTGTACTTTCAGTACCGCCAGCACCTCCCGCATAGCCTTGCACGGGAGATACAGAAGGTGTGTTACCAGCTCCTCCAGGATTTCTATCTCCTCCAGAACCAGATCCTCCAGGAAGACCAGGTTGTCCTCCGCTAATTCCTCTACCTCTACCGCCGCCTGCAGAAGTTATGGTTGCAAATGTACTATCTCCTCCAACTGTTGCGTTATCTAAGCCAGGGCCGCTTTGGCCTGTGCCCCCTAGTCCAACAACAATACTGTATGCTGTGCTGGATGAAGGTGATATGGAACCATATCTAAATCCACCTGCTCCTCCTCCTGAGCCATAGCCTCCATCTCCACCTCCGCCGCCGCCGCCTGCAATAACGAGATACTCAGTTGATGGTACTGTTACAACATTTAGACTTATAAAATTAAATGTTCTTGGAATTGTGTTAACTCCATCTGATGCGTTAATTGTAAACGAGTAAGTTGTATCTGTTGTTATTGATGGAAGCGTTCCTGATACTAATCCTGTTGATGAATTTAATGTAATTCCTGAAGGAAGTGTTGAGCCTGATGCTAAAGCATATGTAATTGTTGAGTCAGAATCTGTTGCAGTTGCAGAAAGAGAAATTGACATTGTTTCTTGAAAAGTACCCAAGGATCCTGATGCTGTTTGCCAGACTGGACTTGCATTTATATAAAGTGCATCTGGAATTAATCCAAATAAATTTGAAGGGTTAGTAACTTTAATGTCGTACGGTTCTTGTGCATTTGAAAGTCCTGTAAATGTAGCAGTTAACTGAACTAATGAATTAAATGTTGTAGATGACGCATTTGTTTGAACTCCATTTGAGCCAATTGCTGTAGCGTATGCCCCATTAACAAAGTTAGTTCCATATATTGCAATTACTCCAGAATCTGTTGCCTCTGAATATGTTCCAGAGATAGAAGAAACACTTGGAATTGCTTGAACTATATTTTCCCATGAGCCCTCCGCTGTATAAAGTTCTAGTCTTTGCGTTTCGCCATTTGAATAAAGTCTACCAGTCCCAGGATTGGCAGGACGACCTGCATTATTTCCAAACGGAATTCCTGAACTTGATGATTTCTTAATAGCCATTATATGAAACTCCATCCTAGCGTTGTACCTGTATAAATTAATGTAGTTACTGATTGATCTACGTCAATTATAGCATCTTCTGTTAAACCATTGATCTTATTTCCATTACGGGAGATTGTAATATTATTTGTTCCCGCCGATCCTGTTGCATCAAATATAATAATTTCTTGCCCAAGTGTTGGGCTTGCAGGAAGTGTTAATGTTCTTGCTGCCGTTGTATCAACAAAATATCTGCGTCCCGCAACTAATGTTGTGTTTGTAGATATTGCAAGATTGACTTCTTGCTTATATGAACCAAGGGCGGAATTGAGAGCTGCAGTATCTACATAGTCTGAAGGTAAAGCAGCTTGTACTCCAACATATTGCCATGTTGTTCCATCCCATACTTTAATTACTTTAGCCATTAGTATGTGTACCTCACTGTTCTAGGTGTAAAATTAGTACCATTGTATTTTGCTGCCCTTGTAATTCTAAACTCATCAAAATAGACTTCTGCTGATTCTCCACCCCAATATCCCATTACTGCAGATCCTGGTGTTCCACCTGGAGAATTCCAAGTCATGGTGTCAGTTAAAACTCCATTTATATAAAGTCTTCCAGAATTAGATGAATTTCTTTCATACGCTACATGCACCCAAGATTGTGCCTGAAAGTTTGCCGTGTTCCATTGCTGTGTTGTTAGGTTGGCCCCAGGGCCCCCACCAGCATTTGAATAAAAATATGCAGAATATTGTCTTACTGAATCTGAATATCCTTTGAACGTACCCTTCGTTCCCTGTCCATCTGCAACAAATAAATGATAGTATCTACCAGTTGTTACTAGCGGATCATAAATCCAAAATTCTAGCGTCCAGGCGCTGGAGGTCCAATCAAAATCTGAAAGATTGTTAGATATAGTTAAATAATTGTTAGTTGTTGTACCTGTTTTAATGCAGTTATTTGTAGATCTTCCAGCAATAGATAGGGATCCTGGCCGTGTTAAAGTTGCTGCATTATTATTTGTAATAGTATGTCTGCCAGTTCTGTCTGTAGTTAACGAATCTCCATTTAAATAAAATACAACAGATGACTGGAATGCATCTACTGGTAGTGGATTAACCGTTAAAGAAAAAGATCTTGATGATGTATTAAATCCATCTGAAGCATTTACTGCAAATGAATAAGTTGTTGATGACGTTACAGTTGGGGTAGTTCCCGACATTACACCGCTAGATGAATTTAAACTTAGCCACTCTGGTTTGTCTGAAGAAGAATACACGATAGATGTTCCGTCTGGGTCTGTAGCAGAAAATGTATAAGAAAATGAAGACTCTAAATAAACAGAGCCAATTGATCCAGATGCGGTGCTCCATACTGGAGAAGAACCAGCATCTACATAGTCATAAATTATTCCTGATTGACCATCTAAATTTACCACTCTTATATCATAAGGCTCATATTGTGTATATAATTGAGGAACAGATGCAGTTAATGATGTTGGAGAATTAAAAGTAGTTTGTGGAGATTGTAGAGCGGTTCCATTTGTTCCGACAAAAGATATAGAGGCTCCAAACTTAAAATCATTTCCTAAAATAGATATTGTTCCTGGAGCAATAAATGTTGTTGGAGTTGCAGAAACAATTGATGGGGCTGGATCTTTAGAAATTTTTTCCCAGACAGTCCCTGTATAATTTAGTAAAGCAGATAATTCTGTATCATAGTACTGATCTCCTACAGTAGGAGATGCTGGTCTATTTGCTGTGTTTCCTCTTTTTACGTTTATTGTATTTGAGTTACCATCAATAGTCTTATTTGTTATTGTAGCTGAAGCTGAACGTTCATTTGTAACCGCCGTTGAAACCGATGAAGCTGTGGCAAGTCCCGAAGTAGCTGATGAAATTGCAGCGGTAACCTCAGCATCAGTAGCAATAGCTGTATTTGCTGATAGTATATTTGCTATATCTCTGGCTTTAGACATTATCTGTTGGCTTCTCCAAATTAAAATACTCATATGCCTGATCTTCTGAATCAAACCATCTCCAGCCATCAACTGGATATTCATAGGTATCTTTTTCGTCTCTGTATAAAGCATAGTCTTGGTTTAATACATAGAGTCTACCACAGACTACCATGTTTTCATTTTCTACTCTGTAGAACCCGTCGGTTTTTTCGTGGTATCCCTCTTCAGGAATAACTTCATTATGTCTATATATCATGATCCTGATACCGTCCATCCCTTTGCTGTGGCAATAGATGGGGTATCATCTACTGTTCCATGGTTTGTTGTTACAGTTAATGTTTGTGCTCCAGCAGCCGTTCCTAAAGATGTATAAAGAGCATCTAATGCGGCTCCATTAAGTCTCATGCCTGCTATAGATACAGCGTATTTTAGTCCCGTCAGAATTATTGAAGTAACATTTGTAAACGAAGTTGATGAAAATGGTGGTGAACCAGGTGCTGCTACTAGTCCAGAGCAGTTAACATTTATAGTTTTTATAGCTCTAGTTGATGAAGAGTTTAATCCAAAAACTGATCCGCCTGACAAGGAAGTCAAAGATGTGCTTGAATTTAACAAGTTAGTTATACTTGTATGTGCAGAGTTAGAAATTGTTAAACTTTTTAAACTAAAAGTATATGCTGCAAAACTTTGGAACCCAGTTGATACAACTGAAGCAGTATTAAATAAGGGAATAGATTCTAGAGAAACACAACTATCAAACATAGTAGACATAGTTGTAACAGAAGCAGTATTGAATAAAGGCACAGACTTTAAAGAAAAACAATCAGAAAACATGCTAGACATAGTTGTAACAGAAGCAGTATTGAATAAAGGCACAGACTTTAAAGACAAACAATAAAAAAACATGCTAGACATACTTGTAACAGAAGCAGTATTAAACAAAGGAACAGACTTTAAAGATGCACAACCAGAAAACATGCCAGACATATTTGTAACAGAAGCAGTATTAAACAAAGGAACAGATTCTAAGGCTCTACAATAACTAAACATGCTAGACATATTTGTAACAGAAGAAGTATTAAATAAAGGCACAAAATTTAAAGAATAACAACCCTCAAACATATTACTCATATTTGTAACAGAAGAAGTATTAAATAAGGGTACAGACTTTAAGGAATAACAACTATAAAACATAGTAGACATACTTGTAACAGAAGAAGTAACAAATAAAGGAACAGATTCTAGAGAAACACAACCATCAAACATGCTAGACATATTTGTAACAGAAGAAGTATTAAATAAAGGCACAGACTTTAAGGAAGAGCAACCATTAAACATACTAGATGTATTTGAAAGCATTGGAGTATTAAATAAAGGTACAGACTTTAAAGAAGAACAACTATCAAACATGGCAGACATAGTTGTAACAGAAGAAGTATTAAATAAGGGAACAGACTTTAAGGAAGAGCAATTAGCAAACATGTTAGACATAGTTGTAACAGAGGAAGTATTGAATAAAGGAACAGATTCTAGAGAAACACAACCATCAAACATGCTAGACATACTTGTAACAGAAGAAGTAACAAATAAAGGAACAGATTCTAAAGAGATACAGGTATCAAACATACTAGATGTATTTGTAATCGTAGAATTACTATTTACTGTAAAGTTTTTTAATTGCAAACAATATGCAAATAAACTTGCATAAGATGTTAAATTACTAGATACAATATTTACTCTTTGTAGATAGCCCATAATAAAAGTTGGAGAAGTTGAACCAGTTAGTTTAATTGTTGTAAGATTTGTTCCAGCAATTGCTATATCTAGCCAAGGAATTTGTGCGGAAGTACCAAGGCTTGTTCTTGTAAATGTTTGCTGTAGATCAATCATTGTTAAATTTTGTCCTGCTTGTGGTGTTACCGTAACAAGAACTTGTTTAAATCCGTCAGATGTTACAGTTGATGAGATTGATGAATAGGTGTATTGATGAGAGGCTTTTGTATTTGATGTAAAGTTTTCTGTTACTCCATCCCCCCAATCAACTGTATAGTTTCCTTGTGCTAATAATGCAACATAGTTTGAGTTATCATTAGATATCCCTAGAAGTCCCACAAATTTTTGTTCATTTGAGGCTGGAGCAGTTAGTGTAATCCAGTCTGCTGGTCTTGTCCATCCAAGGTTTGTTCCTGCTGCATTTACTGCATCTTGAAGAATATGAGAATTAGATTTAGTAGGTCTTGCAACTCCAGGATTTTCAACAACTATTGAGTATGGAGAATGCTCTGTTGGAAGAGTATCTGGAGAAGTTATTGTTAATGATGTAGCAGAATTTCGTGTTACTGAGTCTGCTGCTCTTTCTACCCCATCTATTCCCTTAAAATAAACCGCTACATCTGATGCAAAGTTTGATCCTATGATATATGATTCTGTGTTTACAGTATTTACAAAAGAAGGGCTTATGGAAGAAATAGTGGCTGCAGCGGTAATCTCGCTAGATGTGGCAGTAGAAACAAATCCAGACTGATTATATAAGAATGAAATTACGTCTAGCTGTGTTCCACCCAATATTACTACTTTGTTAAATTCTCCTGTAGTTGTTAAAGTAAGTCCACTTGATGTTCCGACTAGATTTCCTACTGAATTATATGCATATACATCTACAGATGAATCGGAAAGATTTGATAGCAAAGAGTATTTTCCAGCGGGGTAGTTTGAAGAAAGATTAGTTACTGTAACATTATCAACTGTGTTTACAGAGAAGTTGTTGGCAGAGGATGACCCTCCTAGTAAAGATGTTCTAATATCTGGCATTATCCAACCTTCCATCCATATGTGCTTCCAGTATAAAGTAATGTATACCAGCCACCATTTGTATCTATAATTAAATTATTTTCCCCGCCGTTTATTTTATTGGCATTACGTGCTACAGTTATATTATACGTTGAACTGTTCCCTGAAGCATCTAGGATCTGAATCTCATCATTTAGCGCTGGAGACGCTGGAAGCGTCAATGTTAGCGCTGATGCTGATGTAACGAAATATCTCTTCTTTGCTACTAATGTAGTATTTGCTGAAATTGATAATGGGGCTACTGAGGTATTTGCTGCTAGTAGGGCATTTGTTTCCGCCTGTGTATATGTGTCTACTGAGTTAGCTCCAGTTACTGAAACTATTTCGATTATATCTGATGCTGCCGCCGCAGATGTTAGGGTAACTGTGTTACCGCCTGATGTTGCATAGTCTGTAGTCTTAACAAGAAGAAGACCATTCATAAAGATCTGCTCAAACCCATCAATGAATGGAAGGTCGGCAGTAAATACTGTTTGTCCTGCAGTTGCAGTAATTGCTTTACGGCGAATAATATTAGAATCAAATGTAGTTACATCTTCATCTGAATCAATCCAGATCTGACCGACGGCAGGAGATGATGGAGCAGTTGTTTGATAAACTGCACCTGGCTGAACGCTTGTATCAATTGCTGTCTTAACAAATGCTGTAGTTGCAATCTGGGTTGTATTTGTTCCAGTTGTAGCAGTTGGAGCAAGTGGTGTCCCAGTCAATGCTGGAGAAGCAAGATTTGCCTTTAAATTTAATGCTGTTTGTGTAGCAGTTGAAACTGGCTTATTTGCATCTGTAGTATTATCTACATTTGCAAGTCCGACCATATCTTTTGTAATTCCGCCTACTGTACCAGTAAATGTTGGAGAAGCAATTGGCGCTTTTAGCCCAAGAGCAGTTGTAATTCCTGCAGCATATGATGCATCATCATTAATTGCTGCGGCTAATTCATTTAGAGTATCTAGGGCTGCTGGTGCGCCATCTATTAAATTGCCTAATTGAGCCAGAGGAATACGAGCATTTGCATCAAGTGAGGCAACTCCATCTGGATTTCCTACCAGAGAATCTGGTACATATGTCTGTGCTGCTGTGCTTGCTAAATTTGATACTGCTGTGTCAACATAAGTCTTTGTGGCAATTGTGTTATCTGTTGAAAGTGTAATTGTATTTGCTACATCATCAGAGGATACTGTGATCCCGCCGCTTGTTCGCAATGCAAGAGCAATTGCGTCTCTGGCCTCTTCGTCTGTATACCCAGATACTGGGTTAGTCTCTAATTGCCGAACTCTATAATCAAGGCTTGTTGTAACCGCCGAATTATTAACGCCGACCTTTTCTTCAAGTTTTTCAATGGCATCATTTAGGTTCGCATGCTGAGAAGCATGAGAAGGATTGTTTACTGGGTCGGAACCTGCGGGATTTGTAAGGTTATCC